CATACGGCTGAGATCGTTACGGCTTCGACCAGCGCGCTTCTACCCCCCTCGTTTGAATGCCAGCGACGCCCATCGATCACCACGCCCCGCACCTGGGCGGCCCATCGGCATTCGGCGAGGCGGGTTAGCAGGGCAGCGCGGAATTGCTCCAGCGCTTCCGGCGTAACCGGGCCGATGCCGTGCGCCGGATGTCCACCCCAGTCCCCACCGATATAGGGTTTGAGGGTGGGTGCAATGGTGCGGGCTTCAAACCCGCTCGGCACGGCGGTTCCGCTATCGACCTCGTCCATTTCGATGAGGGTGTCGCCTTTGAACAAGGCGCGTAGGATGATGCTCATATTACACCTCGACTTTGCGAATGATGATGCAGCCTTGCGCGCCGTCGCCGGACTTCATGAAAGCGACGCCATCCAAGCCATACGGAGTTGGGCCTCGCCCCCGTAGTAGGTCTGGCCCGCGACGGTGCCTGAGGGTGCGTGATCGTTGGCGGCGATGTTGTAGCCGCGCCCCGCCAGTTTTTGCGTCATGCCGGGACGCTTTACCCCACCGGCACCGACCCCCCGATTGCCCGGCAGGCCGCGCGTATCGAGATATAATCCTGCAAATCCGGGGATAAGGCCGAGAAGAGACCAATAGCCGGTAAGCGCGCCCGGCTGGCCGTCATAGCCGGTTGGGTTTGATTGCACGGGCGAGATGCCCCCTGCATTGGTGGACCCGGTACCGTCGAGACTGGTCGGTCCCGGCGTGGTGCCGTAGGGCGCACCACGGCCACCCTCGCCGATGACATCATCAATGAACGAGGCCTGTCCGCCCATCATCGCGCCGCTTACGCTATTGCCAGCAGAGCCGGTATAGCTCGGCCCAGTGCCGCCGCGCCCCACTCGGTAAGGGACTATCGTGCCCTTGGTCCGATATCGACGGACGATAGGGTTGGGCCGAAAGCCTGCCCCGCCGCCCTGAAGGGCCGAAATCGATGCCGTACCGGACGCGCCGCCGCCAACCGGGATTTCCTCGTACCAACCATCCTCGGGGTATTCGAACTCGCCATCGCCCTGTGTGGTCAGCCAGATTTCGTCGTCAATCGTGACGGTAATTGCTGCCGACCACGGCCCCGCACCCAACGCCGCGCCCCAGTGGCGCACGCGGACCTGCACATTTGTGCCCATCAACGCTGCCGGGTCCGAGAGAACCAGCGGCGCGCTCGACGGCTGCATACCGCTATCCCAGGCATCGGCCCACTCTTGAGTGGAGCGCTTGACCTGCATTTGCACGCCGGTCTGCGCGTCCGTCCCGCGCAGCACCGCAAAGGCCGAAACCGTTACCCCCGTGCCCGTCTCAACCGTGGCCCCAGAAATCGGTGTTAGAATGCTCGGCGGCAGGATCACCCGAAAGTCAGGGATCGTATGGCCAGTAACCGCCTTGCTTGGGTCGCCCAAACTGCCGTCGCTCGCCTTGATTTTGGCGGTAAACCGATAAGCCGTGCCCTGCTGCACCACACCATCGGGCAGTGTGTAAGCCGAGCTAACGGGTTGAGGCGCGGAAGTGTGAACCACCGCATTATCGCTCACCTTGGCGACCTCATAGACGACGCCCGCCACGGTTAAGCCGGGCGGCGGCGTGTAGGCCGCGATCTGCAACACCGGCTGCGGCCCCAACGCTTGATCGCCCTGCACCGGAGAAATCAGGCGCGGTCGCGGGGCAGGATTGTAGCTGCCCTCGGCCATTGCGGGCTTCTGTTGAGTGGCGATCCAATGCACCGTAACCGCCCCGCCGACCGCCGTGATCCGCAACCGCGTGGGTCCGCTCGTCGGAAGCAGATATTGCGTCTCGGTTTGGCCATCGACCGTGCGGCGTCGCCACCAGGGTGCATCCACGAACTCAGTCGCGCCTGCAGCTTGCCACTCGACATCGAGCGCACCCACCCCCTCGTGCCGGATTAGCAGCGCCTTGGGTTCTGGCCCCGCCGCGCCAAGGTCAAGCGGGCGCGTCCGGTAAATCCCACCGCCCGGGGCCGTCGCTTGCCGCACGGTCGAAACGTCCCAATCTGTGCGCCCGAGCCATGCGGGAAACGTTACGAGGCCGGTGAGCGCGGGCGTGACGCGGATACGGTTGGGCGAGAGAATGGAGGCAATCGTTACCTCCTGCCGATAGCCCGACTGGTTGAACAGTACATAGGTTTCACCGACGATCAGATGGACCGTGCTGGCCACGTCCAGGCTGTCATCCCCCGCGACCGGCACGACCGCGTCGGTCAACGTCAACGGAGTGATGCCGTTGCCGGTATCGATCAGCGTCCAGCGGCTCTCGAACTGCTCGTTGTAAATCCCCGCGCCGCCGGTCAGGGCTTGGACCACGTTGGCGAGCACCTCGGCCTGCGACCCCGCGACCTGTTCTGTCAGTTGGGTAAGATTGCCCAAGATCGTCGTGATCTGGAGCGCTTGCGCCTGCTGACCGGCGCGCAGGTAGTCCGTGCGTTCTTCGAGCTGGGTGATAGGCAGATTGTCGATGCCGTCCTCGCCGCCCTGAACGGGATCATCCACGGCAAATTTGTAGATTTCATCGGGCCATTCGGGCGGCGGTGTGTTGGGTCCGGTCATCTAACCGCTCCTTAAAACTGGATTAGCCAAAAGATGAGCAAGCGCATGTCGCTTGCCTTAATCAGATCGCCGCCGGTCCTAACCCAGCGGGCGAGCAATGCCTCGTCGTCATCCATCAACCCGAGCTCGCGGATCGACAGCCCGTTGGCCTGCTCTTCTGTGAGGGTGGCCTGAAAGAGCACGCCGTACCCGGTGTTCGGGTAGGTCGGGAGGGCACTGAACGGCACGATGAAGGCGTCGGTTATCGCGGTGTCGCCGGGCATGGCCAGCCCCGCACCGGAGCCGATGGCGATCTGCGAGGGGCGTTTTGCCGTAGGATCGCCGCCAAAAATCCGGGGGAACCGCCCACGGCCGATATTGGTGATGAGGTTGTTGCTCTCACAGAGGGTCAGGCTACCCCCGCGCCAGACTTCCAGCCGAACGTGACCGCGCGGCTTGAGCCGGTCTTGAATGAGCATCAGACCGTCTCCCCGCTGGCGAGCGGCATCAACACTGCCTGCGGATGGTCTTTAGAAAGGGTGGCGGCAAAGGCGATCAGGGCGGCGTAAACGTCGCTCCGGCGCGGTTCGTCCGAGGCTTTGAGATCGGTCAGCCGAATATCTTGCAGCACGGTCAGCGGCTCTTTGCCGTCGCGTCGCGCCTCGGCGCTGGCGTAACCGGCTAGGAAAACGGTCACACCGTTGGTCTGGAAATCATTGACCTGATACCGAATGTGCCAGTAGGTCGCGGGCACGCCGAATTGGGTTTGAACGGGCGCTTGAATGGCCATTGAACGGCTCCTGTGTTAAGCGGTGGTCGCGTCGGTGATGTCACCGCGCGTCTGGAGAGCGGTTAGGAGGGATGCGAGCGCCGTCCCGTTGCTGCGGCTGCCGAGGATCGTTTGGCGCCCGATGGGTGTGACGCCGAACCCGACCGCCCCATCGATCCGCACGCCGCCGCCCCCTTGGCCCATGAGCCGTAGCGTGGCGTCGATATTCGCGGTCGAGATGGCTGCGACGGTAACGGGGTTGGCCGCATCGCCGCCGTAGAACCGGACATAGTCGGTATTGCCCAAGCGCCCGTCAAAGGCCGCAACCGGCGAATAGGTCGGATACCCGCAGCCGACGCGGATTTCGCCGGTGCCCTGCGTGGTGATTTGCATGGGGATATTGGCGTCTGCCCCAACGCCCGCGAGCAGCAGATTTCCGCCCGCTGGGGCTGCGGCCATGAGCCAACCATTGACCGGCGCAGCCTGCCCGACGACGCGCAACAGGCTATTCGAGGGAGAGCCGCCCCGCACGTTGAACGTGCCCGCCCCCTTAAGCACCAGGTCTAAACCCCGATCCGCATCCGGCGAAAACACCTGGAATACCGGGTTGGTGCCCGTGGAGGCGAGGACCAAGCGGAGCCGGTTTGTGTTGGCTGTGCCGCCGAGGATGGTGAACCAGTCCGATCCAATCGCCCCACCGAAGCCGATGCCTCCGACCCGCGCCATGTGCATCATGACGGTTTCGACGCCGCCCACCCGCCGCACCCGCTGGTAGTCGCCGTTGAGCAAATACCGCGTATCCCAACCCTCACCCGCTGTTGCGCCCGCGATGCGGAAAACCGGAACAGTATCGGACATGCCGCCGGTGGCGTTGGCCGATTGCAGCGTAACGCTCGGCTGAGCCGTGCCGAGGTTGATGACCTGCGGGGCGACGGGATCGTAAAGCAGGCGTGGCACGCCGTTGCCATCGCCCGCCCAAATGCGCCGGTCGGTCGCGTGCGGATTGGTGGCGATTTGCCCCGGCAGCAGCAACGCCGGGGCATTGCCGGGTGCAATCCCATAAGGGCTACTGACCGGGATCGCCAGTTGCACCATCGCTAGAACGTCCCGCCCGAAATCGCGGTAATCGCGGGTTCGGTGTTATCGACCTTGCGCCACGCCCCGCCGCTGTAGAGTGCCCAGTCCTTGGGTTGCCAATCGGTCTCGCCGCCCAAATCGGTTGTTCCCGCCGTCGAGACGATCCAAAACTCACCCTCCACCGGGGTCGCCGAGGGCGCAGCCCCCGTGGCGTCCCACGTCCCCTTGAAGTGCAGACCGCTGAGCGCGAGAGCCGGGAAAAGCGCAATCGGCAGATGCCCGGTGGCATCCAATCCGGCGACGCCATTGGCGACGTTGATCTGCGACGCCGGGATCGCCGACGCCAGTTTCGTCGGGTCAGACGTGCAAACGACCGTGGTCAGATCCGCCAGCAGCGTAAAAATCCGCCCGTCACCGCCATTGACCGCCAGAATGCCAGGGGATTTAACTCCCTCGAATTTGAAATCGTCCGGGGTCGGTACCGCCCCCGGCGTGGTCGAAAACTTGTGCCGAATATCGGTTGGAATGCTCATCTAACTCTCCTTAGAACGTGCCGCCGTCGAGCGCGGCGCTGGTTGATGTCTCGCCCCAGCGTCCAGCGCTGACCGAGGTGATAGACGCCGTGAGGCTGGGGTAAGGGCCGCCATCCACGGCGTTGCGTCCGTCCCGCAACACGATCAGCCCGACGCCGCCGTCGCGCATGCCGGGCGCGGTGCCATCCCGAAAGGCCTGCCCGTCTCGGCGCAAACTGCCGTCGCGGCGCGAGGGGATCGTGTGCCGGTCAACAAAGCCGAGATCGAGCGCGAGGCTGAGGGTTTCGGGGTAAGGCCCCGCCGCCCGGTGGGCCGTTGCACCGCTGGAAACTGCCCTGCCATCGCGAACCGCCGAACCGCCGCGTCCGGTCTGCCCATCATGGCGGCGACGGCGCGCGCCGGAGCGGCGCAACGTTCCGTCATGCCGGGGACCATCCCACCAACGATCCACCGGGCCAAAGCCAACCGCGAGCGCCGCGCTGTCGGTAACGGTGACGATTTCCACAGGCACATCGACCCGGAACGAGATATCGGTGAGCCAGCAGACGGCGCGCTTGTAGCTCTCGATCACCGCGCGAATATCATCAAGCGATAGACGCGCCCGGTCGTAATCGACGGCGTCGAGCGTGACGCGAAAGGTTGCCCAGGATCGATCCCTCGGCACCTGCCGCGCATCCCGGCGCAGATAGCCGTTACGGCGGAACCGACCGTTATGGCGGGCAGCAGGCCCGGCTTCGACCTCTCGAACCCGTTCCTGCACCCGCGCTGAAGGGAACCCACTCCGCGCCAGCGCGTCTTCCACGCCGCCCGGTGTGCCCTTCGTCCGGTGGAGAAGGATGGCGTTTTGGATCAGGTCGCGGCGCTGGGCGTCTGTCGTGGCGAGGTTCCAGCCGTCAGGCCCCATCAAGCTGAACTGCCGCGCCAGGAAGATCAGGGCTTGGGGAACCGGCGTGCCGTCGCCCTCGTGAACGCGGTACATCAGCGCTGGGCGCAGGTCCATCTCCGCGAGTTGCTCACGGTAGACCGCCTCATAGGCGTAGTGCCGCGCGTCCTGAACGGCAGGTTGAACCAGCGAGGGGCCGGGGCGGGAGCCGGGCGCTTGGGGTGCGTCAGCCATCGGCACGGCCCGCCAGGGTCAGAGTGATCCCATCGCAATCAGCCCATTCATCGGCGTCGAGCACGCGCGCGGCTGGGGCAGTTAGGGCGAGGTCATGGACTCCCGGCAGGAGCAGAGCCGCGCGGATTTGATTGGGCACCACGTCGCGCCCAAGGGCCGCGCGCAAGGCGGCGGCATAGGATGACGCCGCGTTGTTGGCTGCGTCCAACGTCGAGGCGGCATCGGCTTCCTGGGTTAAAGTAAGATCGGCCACGATCTCATAACCGACCCGGCGCGGCGGCAACACGCGGACGAGATCGCCCATCGGGCGCACGCGCCGGTCGGAGAGATGATCTGCCACTGCCGCCAGCAGTTCGGGAGACGGCAACCCGTCGCGGGTGAGGATGGTGATATTCACGTCGCCGGGGCGCGGGCTATAGACGCCCACGGCGGTGATCGCCGACGAAACCTCCCGCGCGCGCGCCTCATAGGCTCCCCGGCTTCCGGCGACGGTCGTCCCTTCAGCCGCTTCCATAATCCGGGCGCGCAGAGCATCATCCCCTTCGACCGGCGCGCCGCCCGCCGAGGGCGTTAGGTTGGTGACGGTCACGCCGGGCAGATTTGCGAGCAAGGCGCTGATTTGCCCCGGCGCAAAGCCATTGCTGGCTTCGCCCGG